TCACAAAAAAGGAAACACAACTATATTTATAGAGAATGGCTAATGGTAAAACATATGGAATTAGTTTTCCCTTTGTAGATTCTTTTGATGGAAAATACTTGGATTTAACGGACTATGCCGCAGAAGAAATTCGCACAGATTTAATACATCTTTTATTAACAAGAAAAGGTTCAAGATATTTCTTACCTGATTTTGGTACAAGGTTATATGAATTTGTATTTGACCCATTAGATGGACCAACATTTCAAAACATTGAAGCTGAAATCAGAGATTCTGTTGAACAATTTATGCCACAGTTACAATTAACCAATATCACAATTACAGCACCAACATCTGAAGCGTCAACATTAACACCAACAACTGCTGGAAATGTGACCGAATTAAATCTTACTAACCCAAATGTTTCTGAATATACGGCCAAGGTTAGAATTGATTATGCTATTTCAAATGATGTTTTTAATACAAAAGATTTTATTATACTTAATATTTAAGATAAATGGCACAACAAAAAATTTCATATACAGTTAGGGACTTTGCGGCAATCCGTCAAGAGCTTATTAACTATACAAAAACTTATTATCCTGACCTAATTGATAATTTCAACGATGCCTCGGTATTCTCGGTTTTCTTGGATTTAAACGCGGCGGTTGCCGACAACTTACATTATCACATTGATAGAAGTATTCAAGAAACTGTTTTACAATACGCTCAACAACGTTCTTCAATTTATAACATTGCAAGAACATATGGATTAAAAATACCCGGACAAAGACCATCTGTTGCTTTGGTTGATTTTTCAATCACAGTTCCAGCATTGGGTGACAAAGAAGATGAGAGATATTTGGGTATATTAAGACGTGGTTCTCAGGTAAACGGTTCAGGTCAAGTTTTTGAAACGGTATATGATATTAATTTTGCATCTCCATTCAATGAAGATGGTTTTCCAAACAGATTAAAAATTCCTAATTTTGATGCAAATAACAATTTAATAAATTACACAATTACCAAAAGAGAAACAATTGTAAATGGTATTACAAAGGTATTCAAAAGAGTTATAAGTCCAAACGATGTTAGACCATTTTTTGAATTCTTTTTACCTGAAAAAAATGTTTTAGGTATTACAGCAATTATTCAAAGAGAAGGTACGGCATATTCAAACGTTCCTACAGCCCAAGAATTTTTGAGTCCAAATGGAAGATGGTATGAAGTTCCAGCTTTGGCTGAAAGTAGAGTGTTTATTCCTGACCCATCAAAACCATCTGACGACCCAGCTATTAAAGTTGGAACATATATTGAAACTCAAGACAGATTTATAACTGAATATACACCTGAAGGATTTTTAAAAATTACATTTGGTGGGGGAACAAACACGGCTGAAGACCAATTAAGACAATTTACAACATTAGATGTTCCTTTAAAGATTCAAAGATATCAAAATAACTCAATGTCATTGGGTAATACACCTCAAGCAAATACAACATTATTTATTCAATATAGAATTGGTGGTGGTATTGCAACCAATTTGGGTGTTAATGTTATTAACCAAATTGGAGCTGTGGATTTTGCGGTTGTTGGACCATCAGATATTATTAACAACCAAGTAATAAATTCGTTGGCTTGTAATAACGTAACCGCTTCAATTGGAGGAGCTGGTTATCCATCAACAGAAGAAGTAAGGAATTATGTAACATTTAACTTTGCGGCACAAAACAGAGCGGTTACAATCCATGATTACGAAGCAATTATAAGAAACATGCCTGGTGAATTTGGAGCACCGGCTAAAGTTGCCATCACAGAAAATAACAACAAAATAAATGTCCAAATTTTATCTTACGATTCTACGGGTCATTTAACTTCAGACGTTTCTCAAACTTTAAAATATAACATTGCAGAATACCTTTCTAATTATAGAATGATTAATGACTATGTTACTGTCGGAAGTGCAGAAGTAATTGATTTAGGTTTAGATATATCTGTGGTGTTAGATTCAAGTCAAAACCAAGGAGTTGTTATTTCAAACATAATTGACAAAACAACAACATTCTTTAGTTCTACGGTTAGAGGATTAGGACAGAATATTCTTTTATCTGAATTAAATCGTATTGTTCAAGCGGAAAATGGTGTTATAAGTGTGACTGACATTTCTGTATTTGGAAAAGTTGGTGGACAATATAGTTCAGCCGAAACATCAATGCCTTATTCAAATAGTGTAACTAAACAAATATCATTAACCGATAATACAATATTTGCACAACCAAACCAAATCTACCAAGTAAGATTCCCATCTAAAGATATTGTTGTCAGAGTTAAGAACTATCAGACCACTAATTTTAGCTGATGATTTATTTTATTAAATCAATGACTATTTTTTGAAAAGTAGGTAATAAACTATTTATCAAAGAAAGTTAACAAATGCCCGAAAGTATTAGACTACGAACACAAGTTGGTGTTGATAAACAAATCAATGTCCAATTAAATCAAGATTTTGAACAACTTGAAATTTTATCGTTAAAGGTAAGGTCTGAAGATGTTTACACAAGAATGTGTGCTGATTATGGGGTTGTGGTTGGTCGCGTTACGGCTAATGGTGGTTATGGAGTTCCCAATGCCAAAGTTTCAATCTTTATTCCAATAACCGCTGAAGACCAAAACAATGTCTTAACGGAAATATTATACCCATATACAAGTGTTCAAGATTTAAATGAAGATGGTTATAGATATAATCTATTACCTTATGAGCCACAGTATCCAGGACACGTAGCCACAGGAACTTTTCCAACACGAAATGATGTTCTAACAAATCCAGCCTTAATTGAAATTTATGACAAGTATTATAAGTTCACAGTAAAAACAAATGGTAGTGGAGACTACATGGTTTTAGGAGTTCCATTAGGTTCCTATACAATATTCATGGACTTGGATTTGTCTGATATGGGACCTTATTCATTATCACCACAAGATTTAATTCGTATGGGTAGAGCTACCGAAGACCAATTGGATGGTGTTAATTTTAAAAAATCAACAAACTTATATGAGTTACCACAAATAGTTTCGGTTAGTGAAACTGTAAATGTTGAACCATTTTGGGGTCAACCTGAAGTGTGTCAAATCAACATTGCTAGACATGATTTTGATTTAAAAACTCTTGGTATTAATATTGAACCAACGGCAATTTTCATGGGTTCGTTAGTAACAAACAATGATGAAGAGAGTTTAAAAGATAATTGTAGACCAAACCGAGAATTAGGTAGTCTTTGTAATTTAAGTACTGGACCTGGTGAGATTATAGGTATTAGACAAACCATATTTTATGATACCAATGGATATCCAATACTAGAACAAGCAACTTTACCACAAGGTGGAAGGGTAATTGATGGTGATGGTACATGGGTAATGGATGTACCAATGAACTTGGATTATGTAACAACAAATGAATTTGGTGAACAAATTTTGAGTGCAGACCCAACAATAGGTATTCCAACAAAAGGAAAATACAGATTTAAAATTAAATATTCACAACCTACAAACTCAAATAATACGGTTAAAAGAGCTTATTTTTTAGTTCCAAACATCAAAGAATATGGTTGGAGTGCTTCAGATGATGACCCAACATATGTTGTAAACACTGGTGATACAAGGTATCAAAATTTTTTAGGTTCATATTATTTTGGTTTAGATTGGAGTGGGTATACAAATCCACAAGAAGCGGTGGCATGTACAGATACTTTTTATGAGTATCAGTATAATAAAGTATATACCGTTGCAAGCCATATTGATGAATGGAGAAAAGGCGCTAATAGAAAAAGTTTTACGGGAATTAAAGATATTACAAATAGTGAGTGTATAAGTGAAAATAATAGGTTTCCGGCAACGGATGCGATTCGTGATGCAAATTTTGGATATACCTTTTTAAGGAATTTTATTTTTCCTCTTTTTACACCTGTATTTTTAACATTAATTATTGTTTTACACGTTCTTACAATTGTTTGGGCTATTATTAGACCTATAATAGCTTTTGTTTATGGTATTAATTTAACAAACGTATCTATTTTGTGTCAAGCAATTAATTTATTTAGGAGTAATAAAAACCAAATTAAATGTCCAAAACCATTTAATTTTAAAAACATATATGGTTCTTTAACAAACCCATTTTATAAATTTACACTACCAAATTTATCATATCCAAATTGTGAACCATGCGAATGTTCACCACAGGAAATTCCAACTGATGGTGAAGAAATACTTTCAATTCAACAAGCCTCGGCACAAAATTCAACATCGTTAAACGCTGACTTTTTCTTATACGATTCGTGGAGAAATGATATTCCTGAATGGAACGCAACTTTTGCCGGTGCTGGTTATGATGGTCCTTCAGTGAGAGTTCCAATAACAGATGTTGCGGATACATCTAATATTGGAAGAAGACAGAATGATTTTATTGATAATTTACCACCATGGGAGGTAATAAATAAATTTAATTTAAAGTCAAAATATTTTGATAGTGATGTTTATCCAGGTTCAAACAGAATAAAAACACAAATTGAACCAAAGTATAACCCATCAACCTTCCATTATGATAATATTATGGCGGTTATTGTTGACCCCGAAACCCAAGAGTTTTTTAAATCAGGTCAACTTATTTCATTTCAACAACCAACTTTTTCAACCGACCCTAACGTAAGCGGTGTGACAAAAGGTAATACATCGGGTATTACAGGAACTACAATTGAAGGTAAAACAATTGTAGTAAATTATGCTGACCCAACTAATTCAAACGTATCTCAATCGGTAACGTATAATTTAAATGGTAATCCCACAAAACTTGTAAACAAAAATTATAATTTTGCGACAGATATTGAATACTTCCAAGTAATCACAGGATTAACTTACAATGAATTTGTTAATCAAAATGCTGTAATTCAACCATCAACTTCAGTATGTAATTATATTCAATATACGGTAAAGAGAACGTCTGGGGCTATTGTACCAATTACATTTGACTACATTAGTTACGATGGTACTACAGGTTCTACGGTTATGACAACATCACAAACTCAAATTACTATTTGTGCTTGTGAAAATAGTATAACAGCAACCGCACCTTTTACAATTGTATATCAAACAACATGTGTTCCACCACCAAACCCAAATTTGGTTTTTGGTGATAGTTTGTATGGTCAATTAAATCAACCTTTAAAGTTATATAGGGAAAATGGTTATGCTGG